CTGAAAAACTTTTCTTACTTGCCACGTTTCTTCTCCATAAATCCTTCGACAGCTCCACCACCGAAATAAAAGCCTAAAATTACAAGCATCGCGTAATTGATAGTAAATTGATCCATGACTTTTGTCACGGAATCTGGATCACCCTGTCCCGTCAGAGTCATTACAAGAACAAGAACATAAGTCCCAAGGAATACTGTACCAAACATCAATGCCAACCAGCGCTGCGCTATTTTAAACGGGGCATATGCCTGTAGCAGATCCGTCTTGGCCTTCGCTTTTGCTGCGATCTCTTCTTCGCTTGATGTGTGCATTGAGTCAATCAGGCCCAAGCCTTTCTCAATGACCTTGTCTGAGCCAAGGATTTTTCCTATAACACCTAGCATTATGTTTTATCTCCAAAGTGGTCAGTTTGAATGCACACTGCCTCATAGTTAATCTTCGGCTGTGGTGCAGTTTGCATTACATATTCGCGTGCCCTAAAGCACCCTTCCAAACTCGTAAAGGGGCCTTGTGGGGACACCATGTACACATTTGCCTCAAGCACGATCAAGAAAAGCATCCACATACATCACCTTGCCCCAGTGATTGCCCATATAAAGATCATGATGACCGCAATGGTCGTCACGATGCCACCAGTGATAATAGCAATGTCAATGTACATCTTTTTCTTGCGTTGCGCTTCTCGCACCTGCCGGATCTTGGCTTGCTTCTCTTGCTCACGCCGATCCTGAACAAACTTTTCATATGCGTTCCAGTGGCCGGTCCACATCAGGATCTCTTTGATCTCTGCCCACTTCTGCTGCATTTCTACGTGATTCGCGTAGAGTTCTAGGTCTGATTTTTCTGGGCTACTCTCTGCTGCTTTTTCAACAGCTTGCTTGGCTGAAAGCATTTTGCCGATGCCAGCAAAAATTTCTGATATCTCACCAGCGTTTTGAGCCGCGGTTTTGACAACTGCGTAACTTGCGTTGAAGGCGGCTATCGCAGTGAGTGGGTCCATTTACCTGTCCTATGTCTGGCGTCTATTCATGTTTTGCTGTTGCATCTCTATTCTGGTCATGTTGACCTCTGCGCGTTGATCCGCGATCTCTTCTTGAGACTCAATTCTGGCAGCGTCCGTTGCCGCACGCTGTTGAAGTTTTTGCTGTTCGAGAGCCATTTTCTCACGATCCAGCTGTGCTTGTCTCTCGTTTTCTGCCGCCTTAATCATCAATTCCTGCTGACGAATCGCGACCAACGGATCTTGCTGACCTTCCTGTGGTGGCTGGAGTGATTGCAAGAACTGAGCAGTCAATTGCGCCTGTACCTGCGCGACGCGTGACTCGATCTGCTCTGGTGGGATCTGAGGCTGTACCTGCGCTAACCGTGGATCAATTGCGCCCACTTGCGCCAAGCTTTGCATCTGCTCCATGTTCTGCTGGATCTCCTGCGTCACCATTGCACGCGCCTTAAACGCAATGTGCTCCATACAGTGCGACACAAACATGCCATAGACACTTGGGGTTGCCTGAACAATCGGAGACATCAGCATGGCCGTGTGTGCAGCGATATGAGCATCATGGTCCTGTTGTTCAAAGGCTTGTAGGATCTGCCCCGCCAAAGCTCGCGCATTTTCGATACTTGGGTCTGTTGGTTGCGGCTGCGGTGGTGGGGGCAGAATCTCATCAATGTTCTGCACTTCCAACGCCTGATACATACGACGATATGCTGAATGCAGATTGTGCATTTCAGGGTTGGATTGTGCCAATTGCAACTGTGTTTGCGCCAAAGTGACACGTTGCGCCATCGAAAATATGTTCGGATCAGACACAGGGATGACGTCGACGCGGTCGTCAAAGTCCGCCTGCTTGATCATCTGATCTCCGCCGATCACTTGATACGGGTAATTTGGTGGTAAATAATCACGGATAAGTGCTGCAATCAGACGGAACTCCGTCTTCTGCGCGTAATGCAACCGCTTGTGAATCGCCGACATGACCTTCATGCCACGCTCTAACAGAGCGACTGTCGTACCGACAGGCATGTCTTGGCTCATGTTGCTGGTCTGCTGGTCCGCGATAGACACGAACCGGCGACCAGACTCGATCAATACTCCAAGGAGTTGTGCAAGTGTCGCTGACGGTTCTTTGAACGGGAGGGGGATAATTGAATTCCGTATGTCTCCGCCAGGAGCGTCAATGTCCCGGAACTCGCCAGGGGCAAGTGGTTCATCGTCGTTACGAATGCGGATACCCCGCGCCTTGAATCCGGAAGGAAGGTTCGCCAATGTACCCGCATCAATCAACTGCCTCAAAATTGAAGTGGCTGCTTTGCCCAGCCCTCCAATCATGTGGATCAGGCCGAACCCGTAAAACCCTAGTCCTGGCAAGAACTTATAATGCACGAAATACGGGATCTTCTTTTTGACCGGATCGTTTTCTGCATAGTTCCTGCGTATCGACAGAACTTCGCCCGAACCTTGGTCCAAGGTCACAATGTACGGAAGCTTAATGCCTGTCGGATCGCCATTCTGATCGACGTCCTCGAAACCTTCAATATCTAAATTGGTATGAACTTCAAGAACAGTGAACTGGTCCTCCATTTCACTGCGTTCAAGGCCATCTAGCTCTCGAATCTTTTGCTTAACTGAGTCATTTTCCGACTCATAGTCAGCCGACAAATCAACATCTCTGTAGACGCCAGCAACCTGTAGCTTACGTACTTGATTTTCATCCATGCGAAGCACATGCGTAATGCGCGACGCACTTGCAAGATCAGTCGCTGTGTACGGGACAACGAGGTCTTCCGCAGCAACAAATCGAGAAACGGGTCGTTGTTTGGTCTCATCGTAATATATCTTCTTGAAAGTAGAACCACTTAGAGGTAAATAGAACAGCATCTGATCCGTATCCGGATCAAACTCCTCCATCTCCTCTGTGATCAGGTAGTTCATGTAGTTCTTGACGCGTGTCGCCTGCTCTTCAATGGCAGGATCTTTCGCGCCAATAATATTGGTCCGGACCGGACCGCCAGCTGGTAACAGCTCCTTGTACGCCTGCGCTTGGAACTGTGTGACAGATTCTGAAATCAGGGGGTGTGTGACACTAGACGCGCCTTGGAAAGGCTGTGTGCGCTCGACATAACGTACACCCAATAAATCTAGGCCCTTGGTGTAGCCTTCTTCCCAATCGGAGCGCGAATCTAGGTCAGTTTCGTAGTTTTCTCGGATCTCGGACGAGATTTCACCCAACACATCATCTTCGAGCACCTCTGCGAGGTTGGCATTGTGGTCATACTCTTCCACCATGACCTCGGCGCCCATCATATCTTCCATTGATTGAACAATGGCACTGCCATCAGCGCCCTGTAAGACTTCTGCTCCGCCAGCAAAGTCCTCTAACTGGGGAACTTCGACTTCCATGCCCGGAACGGCGTCTATCGCACCGTCGACCATACCCATCATTCGATCAGGAGGGATTGACATTAATAATACTCTCTATGTTTAGGTACATCATCTTCGTCACTCTCTTCCCCCTCCAGTGAAATAAACCCACCTTGGCGGAAGCGAATCAACGCCATCGTCATACTGTCGACAAAGTCATCGTGGTCTCCCATTGGGAATGACGCACATTCGTCGATGACCTCGTCCGCAAACTTCTTATCCGGTGCCCACACCATGCCCGCTTCAAACAGGGGCGCAACTGTATGCATCCGCGTCACCTTATCACGGCCTTTGGACGGAGTATAATTCAACACGGGGATGCCTGTCCTGCGTAATTCGTCCGTCAATGGCATACCAGAGGCTTTCGCCTCCACAATCACCATGTCAGGCTCCCAATAATCGTGCTCTTCAAGCGCCACCTGCTTCAATTCTGGGAAGTTCCATCGTCCTCGACGCGCATCCAAGAGGATAAGATGGTCTGCACCGCCTTCGTCTGGTTCAAATACTCCCCAGGTCGTGATCGCGGAATAGTCCGCGGACTCTTTCTTCGAGAACGCAGTATCATAGCTCTGCATGACATACTTGATCGGGGGTATTTCTTCATCTTCCCACGTCTGCCACCACTCCTTTTTGACGATTGCGCCTTCGGAAGCCGTCGGTTGTTGTTGCCACTGTGCGTTCCACTTGGCCACCGGCAGTGCGGCTTTGACCTTGAGCAGGTCGTCTTTTTGCCAAAATTCCGGCCATAATGGCTCATCTGAGGGCATAATTGCAGGAAATTCAACAACTTCCCACTGATCGCTCATAATGTCCTCACCTTGAGCTTTCAGCAGTCTTCCGGTCAGATCTTTGGTGCCCCAGCGGGTCATGACCAAAATAATCGCTCCACCCGGCTGCAAACGCTGCCGAGGACCAGATGTGTACCACTCATAGGCGTGATCAAACGCCGTATCGC